CCTGTAGGACCTGTTTCTCCGGTTGGGCCTTGTTCTCCGGTTGGGCCTGTTTGTCCGGTTACACCTTGTTCTCCGGTAGGACCTGTTTGTCCGGTTGGGCCTTGTTCTCCGGTTGGGCCTGTTTGTCCGGTTGGACCCATTTCTCCAGTAGGACCCATTTCTCCAGTAGGACCTATTTCTCCAGTAGGACCTATTTCTCCAGTAGGACCTATTTCTCCAGTAGGACCCATTTCTCCAGTAGGACCTGTTTCTCCAGTTCCGCCTGTAGCACCACTACCGAATGTATTCCAATTAGTTCCATCATACACTTTTAAAACCAAATCTGTTGTATTATAGTATATAGAACCAGTGATTCCTGATGCGCTTGCATCCGTACTATAAGTACCAACGCCAATGGTTCCACTAGTATTCATTTGTATTATATCCGAATTACCCATTTGTATTGTATTACTAGCAGTTACTTTTGCTTCATAACCTATGGCAATAGTATTGGATATATCAATATACCCTACCTGTGGCCCTGCCTCAAAACCAAATGCGGTGTTGTAACTACCAGTTTCATTATTATTCAATGTATTATAACCAATCGCTGTATTGTAGCTGCCAGTTGTATTATCTAATAATGTATATTTCCTAGAACAGCATTGTAATATCCAGTGGTATTCCAAAATAACGAATTAATACCCAGAGACACATTATCGTAGCCTGTTGTATTACTCGTTAATGAATATGAACCTACTGCCACATTGTTAAAACCTGACGTATTATTATTTAATGTTTCATAACCAACCGCAGTGTTATTAGCGCCTATATTAGATACTAATGACTGATACCCTATAACAGTATTCGTACTAATGTTGCCACCGCCTAATCCAATAGTTAAATTATTGACGCTTATATCTGAAGTAAAATATTTCTCACCAGCAATATATTGTGGTCCGGTGGTTATTATACCTGGATTTGTTGCATCTGCAGGCGCTAAACTTAAATAAATACCCGCAATTGTTGCACCATTAGCCATACTGGATGAAGAAATACCTGTTACACCTCCAATTGTACCAGTAGGACCTTGTTCACCCGTAGGGCCTTTTTCACCAGTAGGACCTTGTTCACCCGTAGGACCAGTAGGACCTGTGCATCCAGTAGGGCCATCACTTCCTATTGTCAACCATTGTGTTCCATCTGAATATTTAATAACTTGACTTGTCGTATCATAATAGAGAGAACCTGCTACACCAGTAACCCCGGAATCATTTGCATAATTACCAACATATAAAACACCCTTGGTGCTTACACTATTATAACACGTATTGATAGAAGTATTACTACCTAACGCTGTAATATATTGACCATAAGATGATAGGGCTACCGCCGACCAACTCGTCGTATACGGGCTCATTGTTAGTTCGTCTAATGTCGTTACTACTGGAGATGAAAAATTAGTAAAACTCGCATTTGTAGTTTCACTCCAATTATTACCATAATCGGAAGATATATAGACATAATTTGTATCAATATCTGCTATTATTTGATATTGTCCCGAGGACGATATTGATGCCGAATACCAATTTTTTGCGCCCACGCTAGTTATTTCCGTCCAATTATTACCATAATCAGATGAAATATATATGTAACCGGAATTAACCGCCGCGGTTTGATATTGTCCAGAAGAAGATATTCCTACTGTGCTCCAACTTTTCTGTCCAGCATTCGTTACCGATGTCCAATTAGACCCATAATTTGTTGATATATAAATATAACCAGTGTCGTTATCGACCACAGTAACATATTGTCCGGTTGAAGACATTGATATAGAATAAAAGGTTGACGCCCCTGAAACCGCTACAGATACCCAAGTAGTTCCATAATCCGATGAAATATAAACATTTGCGGTTTTATCCACTACACATTGATATTGACCGGAAGATGATATGGATACCGAATACCAATCACTTGTACCTGCGCTAACGATTTCGGTCCAACTACTTCCATAATCTGACGAAACATAAATAGAGCCTCCGTCTACTACTGCGGTTTGAATTATTCCTGTTGATGATATAGCATTTGAAGACCAATTTCTAGAGGCATCAGACAATTGTTCTGCCCAATTATTACCATAGTCTGAGGATGTGTAAATATAGCCATCATATACTAAAGCGGTTTGATACTGCCCTGATGATGAAACCGCGACGGATGACCAGTTTTGTGTTCCTGTGCTAGTTTTTGCAGTCCAATTATTACCAAAATTGCCGTCTGGATAAACCGAACCTAAATCAATCGTTTGACTAGTGAAAATATCAGAGTATGTACCAACTTGTAAACCAGGTGTGCTACCAGTTCCTCCGCCAATAGAATACGCAAATTGTAAAAAACCTTCACTATCAACTGTTCCACCATATTCAAACCCGCTTGAACTTATTGCTATTACACCGCTAACCGACCCAGTAGCCCCTTGTGAGCCGGCTGTGCCCGTTGGACCCGTTGCCCCTGTGCCTGAACTAGTTCCGTCTGCGCCCGCTGGGCCTGTTACACCAGTAACACCTTGTGAGCCGGCTGTGCCCGTTGGACCTGTACCACTACTTCCTCCTCCATTATTACACGGAACAAAACAATCACATTCATCCGGCACATAAGTTGATTCTACATAATCGCACGATTCACCACAATCACATACGTCAGAGCCTTGATAATTACAATCCGGGCACGGCACATAATACCCTGATGTAGATGAGTTGGAACAAGGGTTTACACTATATGGGACCCCATTTATATTTGTTACAGTTAAATTAGTTACAGTAATATTATCACTTGTAATATTTTTCGCATTAATGTAACTCATTTATATATATCTTTGAACATTTAAATCTGCTTGAAATTATCTTAAATAATTTATTAAATTTTTGATAAATTAATTAATTTGGAACCGGAAAAGGCCTTTGATTCTTTTCTATTACTAAAGGTTCGGGTATATAAACAGGTCCTTTGTCGTAAATATTGGTTGATTCCAATTTTGTTATTTCAGGAACAAAACAAGGTGCCGGATTAACCAAGTTTGTCGAGTTAATGCCAAATAAAAAAGACTCTGTATCAGCTGCATTATAAGACAATTTGTTACCAGGGATTTGGGCGGGTAAAAGCCCGTTTCCTGGTAATCTAGTATTGTATGCGGCACCGTACTGCGAATTTGGATATAAAGTATAGTTTTCGGACTGTTTAAACTCTCTTTGTTCTAAATTATAGTTTCCAAGAGTATTTCTATTTCGTGTAGAAGCCATATATATATATACTTTTTATAAAAAAGTATATCAAAAAACGGCGGTTCTCAACTTTTGCACATTTTCTTCGCTAATTTTTCCGGTGTCTAAATATTCACTAATACAAATGTGTGTTACCTGCATATAATCGTAAGCGAATAAAAGCATTAACCCAAATTCTGCATCATCGTTCATAAAATGCGCCGCCAACTTTAATGCACATTCTTTAATCTCGCTACATTGGGCGACCTTTTCATATAAACAGCAAATTGTTCTTATCATCTCAGTCTCAATATAATCTTCCATACCCAAAATATCCAACACTTCTTGGCGATAAATGGCGTCGCGTACAAAATATCTCTCTTCGTCTGTTATTTGGTCGGTTTCTAAAAACACTTCGTCTGTATGGTATGTGCACACGACTTTTGTATTGTACATTTTATATATTATTTATGCAAATAATATCTAAATCAAAATTCGAACAAAATTTATTTATATATCCACCTTTAAGAAAGGTGGAGCCAAAGCTTTCCTGAAAGGTGGAGCCAAAGCTTTCCTGAAAGTGGAGCCAAAGCTTTCCTGAAAGTGGAGCCAAAGCTTTCCTGAAAGTGGAGCCAAACACATCCTTATGGGTTATTTTTCATATTCTTCGTAGCCTTTTGCACAACTTTTTTAAAAAGTTGTTTTGACAATAGCTATAATTTTGCACAACTTTTTTTAAAAGTTGTTAAGCGTATTGGTATGTCGAGTGTTTGTTGTTATAATCGGTATCACGGGTTAATTCACGCGATGGTACACCTCCACGAATCCAACCGTCAGATGCAACGGTTTCTATTTGGTTGGCCGGGTTGTTGATTCTCTCTTGAACCGCTGGTAAAAGAGGGGTTTGGTGATATTTGATATAACTCTTCTCGCTCAAGTTATTGACACTGCGTTTGTTTACGATTTGCTCGCCTTGTTGAATTTGGGATTCCATCACTGGATTTACAGAACCTCTTCCTAAAAATGGAACGGTGGCAAATGGTCGTTGAAATAAGTCAATATGGCTCTTTGGATGGGTTTGGATAGAGCCAATTAACAGTTTTGAGCTATTATCAATATTGCATCCTCCAGCACCGGAATTGTAACCACCATTGTACATTATACCCGGTTGGGTGGTGGCAAGCGCTTGTACATTTTTCATTGAACAATCGGATGCGAAGAAATTTTGCGTACTATAGTTACACGCTGCTACATTTTGGATATCAGTTTGTGAAATATTACATTCATCTAGACCGATTCTACTTAAATTTTGAAAGGTATAACCTGAGACATTAGCCATTTATATATAATATACATTATTTTTTTAGGTGTTTAAATGTTTTAGTGTTTCTAAATGTCTTTTGAATAAAATATCTACAAAACATCCAAAATCACATTTGTCGCAATAAAATTTAAACTCTTTTACTCTCTCTTCTTTTGTAGCGTGTTTGTTTAGATAATGTAGTTTCAAATTGGTTGTTTTCGTTGGCTTATAATCACAAAATTTACATTTTTCTTCTAAAATTTTATCACTTCTCTCTTTCCTTTTTTCGCCAGTATGTTTTTTTGATATTATATGTTCATTCCATTCTGATAAATAGTTACATTTGTATTGGCATTTTTCACAATTATAGTTTTTATCCATTTTATTAAATATATTATATTATTTTTAAATAGTTTAGACAAATATTTTCTATATATAGTATATAAAATGAAAGAACGAGTGAAATACGATTTTGCTCGACTTGATCAGTATTGTAAGGATAACAATGTTGTGTTGTTAGAAGATTATAGTGGTTGTGACTTAAATTCTATAAAAATTATTAAAAGTAAATGTTTAAATGAAAGCTGTCACAATATATGTGAAAAGTTATTTAAGTCTTTTATAATTTCAGGAAGTTATTGTAATTCTTGTTCAAAAAAAAATAAAATGGATAAGATTAAAAACTTTAATATTTTAAATTATGGCTACGATTTTCCATTTAGTTCTAATATTATTTTAAATAAAAGCAAAGAAACTTGTATTAAAAAATATGACGTTTGTAATCCTTTTAAAAATAAAGAAATATTAGAAAAAACAAAACAAACATTAATTGAAAGATATGGTGTTAAGAATCCAATTTTAAATGAAGATATTAAAAATAGAATAAAATATACATTTATAAAAAAATATGGAAAAGAAAATTTTTTACAAACTGAAGAAATTAAAGATATTAGAAAACAAAAATGTTTTGAACAATATGGAGTAAACCATTATTTACAATCAGATGAAGTAAAAGAAAAAATGAAATTAAACAATATAGTAAAATACGGTGTAGAGTATCCAAATCAAAACGAAAATGTTATGGAACAATATTCTAAAAGAGCATATAAATTTAAAACTTATAAGTTTAAATCTGGCAAGGAAATTAAATGTCAAGGATATGAACCATTTGCTTTAAATGAAATTAATGAAAATTTAAATGATGACGAAATTATTACAGGAGCTAAAAATGTTCCGAAAATATGGTATTATGATGCTAATAATAAAAAACATAGACATTATGTTGATATTTATATAAAATCTCAAAATAAATGTATTGAGGTAAAATCTACCTGGACATATCAAAAGAAAAAGGATAATGTGTTATTGAAACAACAAGCCGGAAAAGAACTTGGATATAAATATGAAATTTGGGTATATGATAAAAAAGGAAATAAAATTTGGTACGATTAATGCTTTAGTAAAGTGTGTATCTGTAATTATCCTGCACGCGAGAAAATGCACCTTCGGGTGTGGATTCTTTGCCTGAGTATTTCATATCATTGTATAAAAACTGCGCGTAAGCACTTTGATCATTTTCTACGCGAGAATTTGGTGTCGTATTGAAAACTCTTAAACAATTATCGAGCTCGAACTGCTGATAAAGGTCGCCAAATAACTGCTTATTGGTGTTCTTAATACCAGGGTTCATCATTTGAACAGAACGTTTCACATTTTTTGTTATATCTTCATCACAATCTGTGTTGAAACTTGGTGGCGCGGGTTTTCGTTCAGGTTCGTCACCAATTTGCGTAAGCAAAACATTGCTAAACGGGTTCTTTTTGGTGCCTTCCTTAAATTCCGATTTCAACACACTATCTAAAGTAACAGGATTGACATAGGAATCGGGTTTTTTGTCAAACATTCCAGTAACTTCATTTCCTTTTATTGCTTTTATTGCTTGAAAACCCTCACTCAACATATCCTTAGTTAGCTTCTGTTTTCGCATCTTAAACAATACAAAAATAACCGCCAATGTTAAAAATCCCACCACTAATACTCTTGATGACATTGACAAAATATATCCTAAAATTGTAAGCAAAATAATTAATCTAGATATGGCGTTTAATTTTTGCTCATAACACATATTCGTTGTTGGCCATAGTTCAAATATATATTCTTTATTAAATAATATGGTAGGTTCGTTGGACCAAAATTGAGTTGTCATTATATATATAAATCATCTAATATTATTTTCTAGATTTTCTTGATTTTCTTGTCTTTCTT